CTCGACCAAGGTGATCTTATAGCGATTGCAAACGCTAAGCGCACTTATCCGTCCGAGGCTTTCGCCGAGCAATTTGGAGTTATCCACATCCAATAAAGCTGACACGGCCTTGTATCTAGACATCTTCATCTCTTTCCGAGAATCTATCTTGTACGCTGCGCGGAACGCGTCGTAGAATTCGTGATCTCCCCATAGGCGTCGCCCTTCGACAACACCACTTAAGAAAGCAGCAGCCCGCTCTTCCACAGAACCAGCTCCTGGCAAGTCACCTTTGAATGTGCCAAAACCTCGAACATGTACACCTAATCCCATCCATGGTTCGTAACAATACCCTTCTGGGTACTTATCGACTCCACAAACGATTCGACTAGGAGAACATTTCAAGAATTGTAAATCTTCAATGCACTCGCAAACACCAACTTTTAACTCGTATCCAACGTCTTCTCCGGCTAATACATATGCCTCAAGCATTTCTGCCTTCGACAACTCCCGAGGGTTGGGAACTCGCTTCGCAAGGGCGAAAGCAATCAACAAATTAGCAAAATTGTTGATTAACGTGGTTAAAGCGCTACCGGAATACAATCTTCCAGTTAGAAAATAGATTATAATCTGTTGAATTTGTAATTCTTTCTTTTTACTCTTGTACTTAAAGCGCAATGGCTTGTACAATTCTCTGAAAGCATTGGCTAAATACTCGTTGCCAATACCATCAAATCCTTGAGCACGTTCGAAACATTCTTCCAGCAATTTAAGCATAGGGGTCCTGTGTGAACCGTCACATTTGACGATATCTCCATTAAAATACACAACGCCGTCTTTGCACGTTGCACCGACGCAAGAATCGTCGCTATGGTATTTAAAATGTATCTCGTCCCCTGGTTCCAGTAAATCCTTGAATACTTGCCTCATTTTGTCCTTTTCGGGACCCATCACAAACTCTGTACAGACTGATCCATACACTTTCTTCCTACTCCAGGATTGTTTAATCGCTGGAATCACGCACGCAGACTTCTGAGTCCTAAAAACTCCAAGATCTCCAATGCCCCTCTTTTTGCCGCTCTCGAGTAACTCACCAAACTTCAACTTAAAGTCCACTGGTTTGTCGTCATCGAAATTAGCGTGGCCGCACTGTGTCGTTATCGCGTTAGTTTTCACTCGCAATTCACGTTTTGGATGTTTGGCAAACACCCAAGCTGGCAACAATGCTTCCGGATTGCGTTCGTGCCATTCTTCCGATAAAAAGGCAACGAACTCCGCCAACTCTTTCTCGAACACGACAGAAAGAGTATCTTGATTTGAGGCCAAACGATCGCTGTACCCGTCTTGCAACGGCCTCCGTAACGCGATCATTCGAGCCAAGGCTGTTTTACATTCATCAGGTCCGGAACCGGGCATCGTGGCGTTCTTCAATATAAACATACCGAAAGAACTGCGATACTCGCCGATATATTCCAATTCACAACCCTCGAATTTTGGGGTCATAGTCTCGAAATCTAACCATGTTTGATTGCATAAACAACCTTCCATCCTTTCTACGTCTAAAAGGCTTGGATCAATGGGGACTGGTTTATGGTTGAACTGAGGAGTCAACTTAATTAACGGGATGTGAGTCAAACCATGCAAATACTCAAACCCGTCCTGAAAATCCTGCCACCGTCAAGAAGAAGGAGTCACCTTCTCAGAAACCTTCAAAGTCTCGCTTTGGGTGAATCTGTTGAGTTGCAACGTTACAAAAGTGTACCTTACACAATTGTTTAGCAACTCCACATCACCAGGTTCCCAATTCGTGAAATCCTTCAACCACTTGTTGGCCGCGAAGTTCATCCTGCTAATCAGATCATTGTTGAACGCTGTGTGTGAAACAAATGTATCAATCAAGGCCGAACACAAATCTGTTTCAATCAAAACATTCTTCTGGTAACCAGTATAACCTAAGGCGGAACTCCGAGTTCCGTCCCAAAAAGCGACGTCGTGATTGGCGAGGTAAGCTGGAGCGACTTCATGTTGCAACATGTTGCGCCTAACATTCACGTCGTGAGTGAAATATGGCACACAAGTCAATAAAAACTTCCGAGTGAGCGTCCGACTAGCATACTTGAATCTCATTTTGAAGCGTTCAAATCCGGAGGTTTTCCCGAAAGAGTTCTTGGGCGGTAAAGAAGGTAGTTCCCGCATCTCCAACTTGAGTGGTTTCTTGGTCTTCGTGTTCATCCACTTCATTTGTTTGCACAACGGGTCGACGGTTTGCGAAGCTATCGGGGGGAATACAATTTCCATTGGTACCTCTTTGTCACGTAAGATCATCTTGCCGTACAAACTACTCACTCCTGAAGACTTAAAGTCGAAATAACTTTTGAGCCTCCTGACACTAGCTGCATGCTTTGGTTGCGTGTTTTCGTCGAATCTGAACAACCGTCCGAATTCGACGTGTTCCTCTCCTAGCTGAAAGTCGTTGCACATATGTAAGATAGATGAAACTTCTCGCGTGTGCCCTACGTGTGCTAAATTGTGACCGGTTCCCCGTAACTTTAGCGCGTAGCCAACCATCCGCAACAATTCACGCTGTTCCCTACCAGCCATGCCGAAGTGGTATTCACAAACTGATGGATTATATAATCTAGCGTCATAAGTAATGCCGCCTCCGTCCCACTGCAGCAATCCCCGCCTGGTGTTCTCGGGAATGTTACACTTCTCCCAGAATAACAACCGTTTCTTCTCAGCGTCGGCTTGCATCGGGGCGTAGTACTGCTCAACGTCCGACAAGAAATCCAAACGAAGCGGAGTCATCTCCTGAATTAGTTCGGCGCGCAACCGTGTCATCATTCTGGTTTGCTCGAGGTACAAATTCTCAATGATAACCGATGGGTCAGCGTCCACTTCATTCAAACTGAGTATCTCGGAAATTGTGGCTACAGTCACTAAATGCGGATCGGGCGGCACCGGAAGAACGAAGTCCATAACTTTGTAAGTCAAGGCTCCTTCCTTCACACTATCCAAATACTTCTTGGCCTCAACTCTGTCGCTCAAGCTTTGGTACTTGGCCGCGTATTCTCCGTGCAGAACAGTCTCAATCCCAAGTAAAAGTGGTTCGGTTTCCACGGGTTTCCCGTTCGCATTCCCACCGGCGGCTCGTGCAGCACTCCGAATCGCTAAGCGTCTAATCTGGTGGTTGTCGACTTTCTTGACTGGAGTCTCCTTGACTTGAGGTTCTTCGCGTTTCACTTCTTCAGCATCCTCAAGAAATACATCCAACGACACAACTTTCCCACCATACTTATCTATGCTGGTCTTGTGTTGCCCATTGTTGCACAACGCGGCGGCTAAACGATCCAGGTCGCCACGGGCCCGCCTCGTCAACTCAGCGTCTTCAATGTAAGGAGCGTAGAAAACGTTCTCAGGCAGAATCAAATCAGCAATGATGGGGTTCACCAATCGTAAATCGGAATGGCACAGCACGACGATTTCTTCGTTTCTGAGTTTCCCCAGGTAAACGATGAAGGGTGTGTAGACGTAACTGTTGTGTTTCTGCCAAGCCTCTTTCGCATCCCAACCGGTCAATGAGCAAGCGCGTTGCCGAAGTTTCTTACGTTCCTCATCATCCACGAGAAGATCATCGACATCAACAAACTCGAACTTCGATTTCTTCGAAGATTGTCTAAAAGATGATTTGCCATACAACGCTGGCATAACGTACAAAAATACGTTCTTCAACGCGCAGGCTCGCGGAGCGGTGGTAGGAGTTAAAACTGGTTTAGCTGCGGATGGCTTGGCCCCAAGGGCGATGGTTGGTTTCCATTCTACCTTCTCGCTTGAACTCACTTTACTCTCCAAAGAGACTGTCTTGTGCAACGGCCTAGAATCATGAGGCATGTTGTCGAAATTGCGCTTTGGTTTAGAAACCTTTGGCTCAGCTACATCTGGAGTTTTGATGCTGAGACCACCAGCTACGACGTCGCTGGATTTTTGATTTTGGTTCTTGGGCTTCGGAATGTGCTTGGGCCCGTCCTTTGGCAAAGGGACTGAAGGAAGATTGCGCTTGTCGATGCTAGGATCCTTCTTCGAACCAAAGTCTTTAACCACGGGAGATTTGCTAGTACAACCGTCTAGTTGCTTCAGAGCATCGTCAAGCGAGCCAGCCTTCGGCGTGGTTTGACGTTTCTTCCGATGGTTAATGGATTCTTTGTGCCGCCTAGCTCGCTCTGCTTGGCTGACGGACTTAGCGCCGGCGGCTCCTTTATCGCCGTCGGTCTTAACATCGTCGGAATTAGTCCATGACCCTTGGTTTCCATTGAGTTGTTCGTCGCTCTCGAATTCTTCGACATAATACACCTCGGATCGCCAGATCAACCACCCATCCAACAATGAGCCTTCATCTCCTTCCACAAACACGTCTTCGTAAGGCCTAAATTCCGCACACGTGTTATCAATTTTGGCACATAAAGCGCCATGGGTACTGTTTTCGCAATCATCCAGTTCAGACGATCGCAGGCTTTCGTCGCTACGTACCCCGAGGGATGCGACGTGCCTTTTATCAATGTAGACTTGTGTGCAACAAAGTCTACCCACCCTTACATTCTTCCCTCTAGAATGGCAGGTTTTGATCTCCGGTCCTCCAACCGGCGGTCCCTAACCGGAACCAGGTTCTGGCACTACTCCCATGCCGTTCAACACAGTTATCCTCACTTCGGCGGTGTAATACGCGGCGTACGCACCCACTGAAACCATTGGATCGAGCCTGAAATATCCCGCCGTGTCACTATCAGCAACCAACAAATCGGTAATCGACACATACCTATTGCCCTGGCCTGCATTCGGTCCGACTTCGAAAATATTGGTTGTGTCGGGCACGGCTACAGAGGCATTGGCGGTAGCGATATCGTTGTATGCGAGTAGGTTGACGACGCTCAGATTGATAGGATCTGTGTAGGTTGTGGTCAACCGCAACATGATCTCTACGGTAACCGCTGTGTTCTTAGGGAGCAATGGCAAAGTAAAGATCGACCCTGCCAACACCACGCCAGCCAAAACCCCGAAAGATGTAGGAATCGTCGTCGAGTTGAAGTTCATGTTGCCGGAGGTCATCGTAGCTCCGTTTGAGGTGTAATGATAATACCCAATCAAGGAAGGATCCAATCGTGGTATCTTGTATATCATGTGGTAGGTAACCCACAACTCACCTAAAATCTGCCCCTCTGGTATGCCCGGTGTAACAGTACCAACGGTGAAGGTTCCGAAATCAAAGGATCCAGCTGCGCCAGAAGGAACGACGGTGTCAGGGCGCCGAATGTAATATTCTCCCACCGCAGGGCGGGCACATTCAACACCATATATGGCGTCTTTATCTGGACGAATGGTCAGCGCAAAATCACTATTTTCCATCCCGATCGCGTTTCTGAATTGCGGTGAAAACGGGTTCTCCGTAACGTTCATGATCACTTTACCCAACAAACTAGACGTAGTGTAGGGAGAGACTTGAGGCACGTAAGTGATCACCATTCCGACGATCCTATACTGTTCATAGTTCTGAGCGAGCTGAGCAGCAAAAGGAAACATAAGGTGGTTACCAGGATTTATAGTGAATTGCTTCTGAGAGAAATCGGAAGTGGAAACTACGTCGAAGAAATACTCGCGGTGACACACAGATATGGAATTATCACCAAATTGGGCTTGCATGCTGCCACTGGTCTTGGGGTTGACCAGGGAATTAGTCTTTGGGCACGTGTTGATATCGTAATCACCAGATCCAAGAATCTTAGATAAACGTGCCCCAGCCAATCTCCCCAAATTCCGCCCCCATTTCTCATTACCAAGGTAAGTACCGGCATGGCCTCCTACAGCCCCGCCACCTCCGACCAACAAGGACTTCAATGCAGTCTTAGCCACGGCCTTCATTTCTTTCTTCAGCCCATCCATGTTGTAAGCGCCGTTGCCTTTGATTTTGTTCCCACCGTTCTTGAGTCGAGGTTTGCTCCCGATCGGCTTCATCTTCTTCTTACCACCTTCCAAACCACATCCTCGGATTCGGAGTGTGCCTTCGTTGTCGTTGACGCGCAAGGTATAAGCTTCGTTCAACGGGCGGCCACTAAAAGACGCTACACTCCCGTGCTTAGCGACTAGTATACTCCCTGCGGCCACTTCAAAGACACGTTTACCATCTTCAGTATCGACGTATACTTGGATTTTGGGTAACACCATGACGCCAAAACATTCGGGTTCTATAACATCGATAAAATCCGTGAACTTCTTGCCATCACTCGCTGCACGCCGCAACGTTTTCCTCGCAGCTTTCCCAGGTACCCTTCCGAAAAGAACTTTAACCGGCAAAATCGGACCAGCAACGACTTCGTTGTTCACGTCGTCGTTTATGTCGATTTCATCCCAAACGCATTCAGAAAAATCGACCTGTTTTATAATGGGTACGACGTCCGGTTCTGCTACGACCAATTCTTCCTTGATCTTCTTGGGAGGGTTCCGATCCTCAGGGGAACGCCAAATGCCGGCGCGCAAACGATATTGTTCTTTATCGTCTTGTGTCACTCCAACTGGTTCGAAGGCGTGTTTCGGGTCGAAACGGTTCCATTCGGATTCGCTGAAATCCAATTTGCGGAAGGCGATTAACACGTCTTCTTCCGTTATTGGCAACACAGAATGTCTGGCCGGGTGTTTGCCGCCAGGGGCGCGTGTGGCTGATTTGGCTCTTTCCATCCGTCCTGCTAAATCAACCAGCCGTTTCTTTGAGAACAAAATCTCATACATAACGGCCAATTTTTCGAACGTGGTGTTAGTACTTGGATTATTGGCTCCTGCGTCCACCAAATACAATAACATGCCATGTTCCCGGGGGTTCAATCCTAACCTACCACCGGAATAAGGGGCTCTCTTCTTACCGGGAGCCCCGGGTTTGCCTTTTCGAGACTGCAAAGCGTCGTACTTAAACTTACGAATGGCTTTAGCAGTCTCAGCGATCTCGTCCAACTCCGTCTGGACTAAATCACGTGCGCGGCGGTCTTTACGCG